AAAATTGATATTATTAGATGTATTTTTTCAGATAAGAAAACATTTTCATCTAATAAGTTTCTATCTGCTTTCGATAAAGAAATTAAAACTATTCAGGAAGATATTTATAAACTAGATTTGTTTAATGATCTTAAAGACGAAACTAAAAAAAATATTAAAGGTTCTTACTTATCTAAAGTAATTCATATTTACGAGAATAATATTCTTATGGATTGTAAAAAAAATATTAATTGTTCTGTTCCGATGTTCGACGGTTTCCTCTCTGAAGATACCGAAGAACAATCTTTAAAAATACTTAATAATAATAAGTATGGTATTACATGGATTTCGAAACCTCACGACACATCTATTCAACTCGACGAGGGTCTAGTAATTGAAGACGATGTCAGAGACTATGAATACGCGAAAATAGAATTCGAGAAATCACGTTTTATGATTAAATATCCTCCTATGTTTGGTGAGGAATACGAAAACGAAAAAGGAAAATTAGGAGTTAATATTTCTAAAAAAGCAGACTTCGAAATTATCACTAAGCATATTACTTATGATACTATTTTAAGAGGTGTTCCTATTAAATCAGAATTTTTTAAGTCGTGGTTATCTGATGCTGATAGAAGAGAATATCAACGTCTAGACTGGATACCTAATCTTAATTATGATAATGAAAAAGTCTATAATTCTTTCTGCGGTTTAGAAATTAATTCAGAACCAACAAAATTTAAACAGGAAGCAGTCGATATTTTTCTTAATCATTTAAACCACCTCGTAAATTATGACTTAGAATCATATAATTATTTAGTTAAATATTGGGCTCATTTCTTTCAGAAAACCGATGAGCTCTCTAAAGTGGGTTTATTATTTAAATCTAAACAGGGTTCAGGAAAAGATACTATGATTGATATTATCGAAAAGATAGTAGGTAAAGATTATGTATTTAGAACCGCAGATATTAAACAGGTCTTTGGAGATTTTAATGATAACATACATAAAAAATTAATTCTTCAACTTAACGAAATGGAGGGGTCAGATGGTTTCGCCAATAAAGAAAAGATTAAACATTTAATCTGTGCTAATTCATTCACCGTAAATCCTAAACACTTAAAATCATTCGATACTTCTAATTTTATTCGACCTATTATCTTTTCTAATAACTTAAGACCTATCGATATTCCTGCGGATGATAGGAGGTTTGTTATTTTTAAATGTGCTGATAAAAAAGATTATGAATACTATGCTAAATTACACGCACTAAAAGAAGATAAAGAAGGTCTAAAATCTATCCTGTCTTATTTTAAATCAGTTGATATTTCAGATTTCGAACCTTCAAAAAATCGACCTATTACCAAAGCATACGAAGAATTAAAAGAAGCGTCATTTAATCCCCTGTTTACTTATTTATATGACACTTTTAAGCACGATGATTTTAAAGAAGAGTTCGAGGGCGAATATGTTATACACAAGAAAACTAAAAATATATTAGTTCAGTCTTCCTCTCTTTTTCAACATTTCAGACTTTACTTAGATGAAAACGGCTTAGGAAATTTTAAAACTGATTTCAAGAAGGTTAAAAGTATTCTATCGGAAATCAATATTATTAAGAAAGGTTTTAAGGTTAAAGGTTCAGTGAAAGATTATTATGTTATTAATAAACAGGAACTCATATCACTTCTAGAGAAACATGGTATTTCTCAGGAGGTAGAAGAACTCGACGACGACGACTTCGAATTATAAGACCCTTAAATTAATGAAATTGATTTATTTAAACATGTCAATTAATTAAAACTATTTAAATAAATGACAACTTATTCATTTATAAAATAATGAATACTCAAACACCCCCGACTACTATTTCTCAAATTCGAGATATGTTCTTAAATGATGAAATCACGAGTGACGCAGCCCTTGATTATATAAATACTATTTCTGGCGCAGGAATTCACAGAAATGGAATTCGTCTGATTTATCATGAATACCTGAATGACCCACTCGGACTAAATACCTCAGTTATCGAGAAATATCCGCACTTGGACTCCCCTATACTTCCATTTTCATATATGACTAAAATATTATATTTGTATTTCTCATAAACCGAATTTCTTTTTATAATTTTTAATATTTTCTCTTAAGGAGGTTGAATTCCCCCAGAGCAGGAACATCGAAAGGTAACCTGCTCTAGTCGGGTCATTTGTTTTTAAATCTTTCTGATGACGTTTCCTGTATCTCTCTCTTCTTTCTTTATCTTTATGAATAGTATAATCGCTCATATTTTTGGCCCCGAATGATACTGTTTTAATTCTTTTCGTTTTTTTGTTTTCGAATTTCGCATCATATTTTTTATCTTTCTTATTCGATTTTGTAACTGATAATAATTTAAAGTCTGACATGTTATATTTATAATATATTTTAAATTGATTCGTCTTTTAGTTTTTTTCACAAAATAAATATATATAATTAATATATACAAATGGAAGAAATTATAGAAGATTATTTAAATAATAATGGTTCTAAATCCGCATCAACTAAAACCACACTCCAGACAGGATTAAAAAGATTAGAAAAGGTTTTAGAAAAGGATTTCGATAATATAAGAATATCAGATTTTAAGAACGCAGAAAAGATAGTAGATAAAATAACTGACATGTATTCCTTAAATACTACTATTTCAACTATATTAAGTATCAATCGATTTTTACTGTTTAAGAAAGCGAATGTAAAATTAATTAGTCAGTACCGAGAGATATTAAACGAATTAATACAGGAAAGAAATAAGAATTTAGGTAAACAGGAATTTAAAGAAGGAGAAAAAGATAACTGGATGAATTACGAAGATTTAAAAAATCAAGTTGAAGAAAAAGCATCCGATTATTTAGACAATAAAAAATCGTTTACTGATTATAGAAACTTTTTAATATTAAGTTTATTTACACTTATTCCTCCTGCTCGTGTAGGTAACTATTTAAATATGATTAAGAAAGACGGTGACAATATGAAACAGAAAATATCTAGTCTAAATAAGAAATTTAATTATATAGTAAAAAAAGATAACGTATATAGTTTAGTATTTAATCAATATAAGACTGCGAAAGTTTTAGGTAAAGTAATATATGAAATAGAAAATGAAATACTAACTGATTTATTAGATAAGTATTTTTCAGATTATAATAAAGATGATAAGAATAAATTTTTTATGATTAACGCCTCAGGTAAACCGATGACTCAGACTAATTTTACAAATGCTCAGAGCAGTATTACAAAAAAACTTTTTAATAAAAACATAACGAATAATATGTTTAGAAGGATTTTCTTTACTCATTTTCTTTCTACTAATCCGAGCGTAGAAGAAAAACAAAAGATTTTAAGGATTAGTGGTCAGAATTATAAACCCTCACAGGTGGAGAAATATGATAGAAAAATAGGAGTAGAGAAAGAAGGTTCTTCTAAATCCAAAGATGAGGAAATAGAAGAGTTAAAAATGAAAATAGAAGAGTTAAAAAAAGAAGACTAATCAGAATCCTCAGATGAAGTTTCAGTATCAGTCGAAGTATAATCAATTATTTTTAAACCATATACAGGCTCTTTAATTCTAGTTATTTCAAATTCTAACCATTTTCTTTTATTTTTTTTATTGATAATATGAAATATAGTATTTATCGGTATTCCGTATTTTTCTTTAATTTCAGAAGTCATCTTAAACCTTTCGGCTTTCCCTTCGTGTTTAAGTAAAAAATTATAGTAAGATTTAGTTTTTCCTTTTAATGAAGTCATTAGATATAATTATATTTATTCTACATTTTTTTAAATGATTTTAAACTAATGTATTTTATTTCTTTAACTTGCCGAGAATTTTACTATTTTTAGAATGAGTCTTACCGCTCATAATTACCCCATTCGGCATTATATGAGAATTGACGGGTTGTTTTTTAAACTCTTTTAATTCTTTCACTTTCTTGTGTTTGTGCGGTTTTGGTGCTTGTTTCTTACTTCCTGTATGGTAAGGCATTATATAATTATTTTATATTTTTTTTTTATGTTCTTCAAATCTATTTTTCGAAAGTTCAAATATTTCCTCATCCATTTCAACACCGATAAATTTCCTATTAGTATTCATACAAGCGATTCCACAAGTTCCCGAACCCATTGTAAAATCTATTACTGTGTCTCCTTCATTTGAATAAGACTTTATTAACCATTCTAAAAGTTCTACTGGTTTCTGAGTTCGGTGTATAGTTTTGTGCGGACTTTTATAAAATAAGATTGTGTCCCCTTCATATTCAGGAATTATTGAGGTAGGGTGTCTAGTTCCATCATCTTTATTTTCGGTCGTTTTTGTTAATGGAGCATTATATAAAATACTTTTTTCTGGTCTTGGCCCGTGTGTATAAGGTTTATGACCTGTCGTCTTCTGAGGGTTATAAGTTCCTTGTTTATCTTTAAAAACATAAATATTCTCATGCTGTCTTAAAGGCATTTTATTAGCACTTAAAAAACCCACCTTTTTACTCTTCTTCCATATTAAATCATATTTAAACCATTTAGGGTTACTATGAATTAAAGTATATCCGAATTTAGCAGTACAGAAGAAAATAATTAAAGCGTTAGGTTTCATAATTCTTTTAATATGTTTCCACATTTCCTCTAAATCAATAATCGTATCCCACTTACAAGCAGTCTGCCCATAGGGTAAATCTAAAATAAAAAGATTTATTGATTTATCTTCTATAGTTGGAAATATATTAAAACAGTCATCGTTATAAATTATTATATTTTCAGTTATATTCATATATTATTTATTATTATTTATATCTTTATTTTTATCCGTATTTTCTATGAATTTTTCAGGCGGTTCTATTTCTAAAGATTTTTTATATAAGTCATCTTGTGACCATAATTTATTTTCAAAATTCCGCCATACTTCTAAATAATCTATACTTAAATACATGAAATCAAATTTAACCTTTTTAGATTCTTTATAAAGTTCTATAAACTTTTTTTCAGAACCTCCGAAAACACTTAACGCCTCTGACATCTTTTTTAATTCACTCTGAGGAGAAACACCCATTAAGAAATATCCTGAGGCGTTCTGTCGTGCGATAACATTTAAATATTTAAATTCCTGACTTACAATAATCAAAGAAAGTTTACCCTCCACTTTCTCATTTCCTATATGTCTATATTTAGTTATTAAACCTGTTAACTTATCTATTCTACCTGTTCTCTTAAAATTAACAGATCCGATAATATCTTCTAATACTAAAAGATATTTATTATCTGTTTCGTCCTGTTCTATCATATCTACTATTTCATCTAATAAATCTTCTGAATAATCACTGAAAACGAAATCGAAATTTTTTATAACAGGTTTGGCTATTTTGTCATTAAAAGCAGTTGAAGATATTAAAATTTTTACGTTGAATATATCTTTATATTTAAACTCAGGATTAAGAGCCAAGTTCATCCATAATAAAGATTTTCCAGCTTTGACTCTGCCGATGATGTAAATACAAAAAGGAACAGTAGGCAGCGGGTATACGTCTATTTCTCCTGCTGTATCTGCTGAAAAGTTTTTTAATGGTAATATTTTTAATTCACTAGTCATACTTATTATTATAAAATATTTTAATTA